CTGATGGCGGAGGACCAGCTACAGGAAGTCCTGATTGGCCAGATGTTCCACCAGGAACAAGCTATCCTAACCCACAAGCAGGTGGTCAAGGTGGTGCAGGTAAACAATTTCCAGCGTTCCCTGGATATGGAACAAATGTATCAAATAATACTGATGGCGGAGCAGCCACAGGTTACTTTGGAGGGGGTGGTGGCGGAGCAGGTGTGTCTAACGCATCACCTTTTGGTGGTCCACATGTTACACTTCCTCAAGGCGGTGGCGGTGGTCATGGTGGATATAAT